GCTGACGTCATGAAGAATGCCCTTGAGTTCATCGTTGAGTACCTCGCGCACCTGCGCGCGGAGATCAGCAGTTCGTTTTGCCATGGGGGATACCTCCTAATAAATGATGTGCTGCGTCAAATTGAGCTTTGAAGCCGCAATTGCCCCAAACTCAATCTTGCTGCCACTGATCGCGCCGTCCGCGATGTGCTGTGTTCCGATCGCGCCCTGCGCGATCTGCTGGCCGTTGATGGTGCCGACAGTGATGTTCGCAGCTTTTAGGTTAACAACTTCGATCTCGGACGCGTCGATTGTGCCGGCCGTGAGCTTGCTCGCCGTAAGATTCACGATCTTGGCATCCGTGATGCTGCCGTCTTTTATCTGCGCAGTATCAACCGCGCCCGTGGCGATCAGCGCCGTTGTAATCGCGCCTAGATCGATCTGCGCGGTGCCGATCTTAGCGCTGCCGATCCGCGCGTCCGCGATGTCTGCAATGGCAGCGGTCAGGTTGATGATCTGCGCCCAGTCGATGTGCGCCGCCTCGATGTTCGCGGTGGTGATCTGCGCGCGGGCGATCTCGGCCACGTCCGCGGCCAGCGTTCCGATGTGCGCCCAGTCGATGTGCGCCGCCTCGATGTTCGCGGTGGTGATCTGCGCCTTTGCAATGTTCGCGATGTCCGCGGAAAGGTTCGCAATCGACGCCCAGTTGATCTCCACCGCCAGCTCCGCGATCAGCGCCTGAGTGATCGCCGCCAGTTGGATGTGAGCGGTGCCAATGGCCAGATTCGCGATCTTCGGGCCGGTGACCGCTTCGTCCGCGAGCTGCTGATCGGTCACCGCGCCATCGGCGATGGCCGAGGATCCGATGCTTTGCTCTTTCAGCTTCGTGCCGTCGATCCCGCCCTGAAGTTGCCAGGATGGAAGCTTCGATCCAACCGTCGCCGGGTTGACATTGCCGATCGTGATCTTGGCAGCGCGATCGCGCAGGCAGTCCCAGGTCATTTCAACGACCTCAGCCTTGACATCAATACCGATGCCTGGGTGCCGGATTCGGACGGGATCGAAAATGTACAGGTTTTCAAGCTGTCGGTACTGTGCATACTCGGCAGTATCGCCCAACTGCACGAAATCAACGGTCAACGTGACGAGCGGAAAGTTGGTCTGTTCACGTTCCCACGTGTACAAGCATGCGTCGATCAGCTTTTCTCTGGCGTCTTTGATCTGGCCGGAAGATGTCCCGGCCGCCTTGATCTCGCGGCCAAAGTCCAGCACTTCCATGAGCGGGATCGGGTAATCGCCAATGTTGGGCGCGTCTACCCATTTCGCTCCGGCGGGAATAACGATCGTGCCATGGTCGGTGCTGTACGTCCCTGGTGCAAGCTCCAGAGTTTTGCCCTTGCTTGTCTGTCCGATCGGGATGTAGCGCGTCACAATCTGAGAATAATCCAAGTCAAGCTGCACGCCGATGAGGTTCTTGCCGTATTCGATGGTCACGCCGCGATCGACGCCAGCGTCAATCAGCACACAGAATTCCTCGTCATCCCGTATCAGCTTTGCACCCCAACGACTCACCAATCCGGCTTCCGGGTCAAGCAGCGCCTCAGTAAACCGAACCCGCGTCCAATTAACTCCGACACGGCTGCCGCTGATATTTGTGCGACCGACGATATCGGGATCGTCTGCGAAGTCGGCAGGCTTGTCAATGCGCCCTGCAATCAGGCCAGCCAACGCCGCTACGCAAGTGGGATTGTCGGCTTTGTACGTCGTGATGTTCGCCGCCTGGTCATAAAAAATGTGCCTTGCCAGCACGGTTACTTCGGTGTCTGTCTTCTCGACCATGTAGATCCTGAATCGCTGCGGCCTGATCGACCAGGCCGGGGCTTCCTTCTCAATACCGGACTCCGTTGCCGGAATCGTCACGTCGACCTTGTTCTCAAGTGCTGATGCGGCGATCCAACCTTTTCCCTTACGGAATTTGATCTTGTACCGGTTCGCCGCTTTCGCCACGACTGTCACCTTTGCGCCGGGCTTCGGCTTGTTCTTCGAGGTGGAGATTACCTTGCCGCCAGACTTCTTATTCCAGACGCGGCGAGCGCTGCCGGACGCGCCAAGTTTGACCGTCCAGTTCTCGACCGAGGTGACAAGCATGCCGTCCTCGTCAATTTCCGGGAGAGTGCGTACCGGAACCTCGGTAACGAGGATGTAGCCGTTTTGGAGGTAGGACCACTTGCCCATTTCGTCAATCGGATGGATGAGCTCCAGATCCCACATTCCGTTCGCGATTTCGGTCGCTTCGCACGAAATGGGCGTAAGACTGCCTGCCAGACCGATGTTTTCAAAATCCTCGCAGTTTGGCGCATACACGAACACATCTGCCATCAGATATCCCTCCAATTGGCGGCCATTGATGCCGATGTGAGTGTGCCGGTCCAAGAAACTGCGTTCACTCCGGGCTGAATCAAGATCGGCCAGTCACCGGATACCAAGGGGCAGAGGTTCTCATCAGGATCATCCGGGTTGAACGCCACCCGGGCCTCCATATCCAGCGTGATCTTGGATTCCAGCCCGGTAATGGTCAGCGTCTGCTCACCGATGGTCAGCTCGATGTCGCCGGAACCTTCCAAGGCGATGATCGGCTCGGCATGGTGCGTACCGGGGTTTGTGACGTTTACGCCACTGGTAAGTGTGACGGTCGAGATCGGGTAGTGATACCGGCAAGGATGGCAGTCGAATGGCACGATGAACTCCTGCGCTGTGAACCTCGCCAGCTTGTTCGACCGGCTGAACTCCTTCGTTACGCGGGCGCGGTACGCTCGTGTTGGCTCGTCCGAGAACCGGAGCATGCCCGCGCCCGATAGCCATTTCATGATTGCGTAAATGTTGTTTGGATTCTCCACAAAACACGGAATGCGGATAACGATGCTGTCGTATCCGCCGCCGTCTATCCATAAATCGCCGTCGCGGCCGGGTATTGGCACTTTTTCGCCGCGGCGTGCGCCCTGGGGGCGGACTGGCATAGCGGACATCATGACACCCATCGTTGTGTTCACGACACCCGCGAATTCGAACCACGGGTTAGTTATCCGCTGCATGTGCTACTTCCCCCCGTATCCCATAATCACGCGACGGTTATGCCGCGTGATGGCCACATTGTTGTTGTTGCGCTGGATAGCCGCGATCTGCTGACCGTCGAGGTACACCGGCTGCGGCTGTGCGTCTGCAGCTGCCAGAGCTGCGGTGATGGACTGCGAGAAGTCCGGCAAAGAAAAACGCGCGGGGAGGTTTACCGCGCTGACAAGGCTGCTGCTGATAGTTCGTGCCGTCCTGGTCGCGCGGGCCATGCTTTCCTTGAAACCAATCTCCCAGCCTTGGCCGGAATAGAGGCCGGACCGCTTGAACAGTTTGGACGGAGAGCCTTCCTGCTGGCCACGAGCAAAAGCTCTGTGGACAGCCTGACCCGCCTTGTAAGCAGCGTTTTCCATGTCTTTCTGCTTGGATTCCCAGCCTTCAATCCAGCCTTTACCCGAGTTGATGCCTGACGTTTTCATTTCATCCTTGACGTCTGTCTTTTCTACAGTAGCCCCGGCGACCTCGCTAGCGGCGGTGGACATGGCGTCTTTCTTGTCCGACAGACCGTCCACACCAGCCTGCCCGATGTCGCCCATTGCGGTGCGCATCTTGCTCTCGACAGTTGAGGTGTCAATCTGTAGAGGGGCAACAGCTTCAGAACCGAAAATGCCTTCAAGGGCCGTCAGATAGGGATTCTCTTCGCCTTCCAGCCCACCCAGCGATTCAGTGATTTGCTCGCGCAGGATCTGCTGCAAGGCGATCATGCCGGGATAGGTGAGGCCACGTAGAGAATCCTCCTCGACATCCTTGCCAAGCAGCTCCTGATACTTCTGCCGAATGATGGCTTCCATTTCGGCCTGGCGTTCGGCCGTGACCTCGGTTTCCTCGAACTCAGTCAGGAACTGATCCAGTAGCTCGGAGATGATAGACTTCGCTCCGACGCTCGTGACTGTGGAGACTTCTTCCGGGCTGGAATCCCCGAACGCTTCACGGATGCCCTGCATCAGCTCTGCAAACTGGGTCTTGTACGCTTCCAGTACTGCGTTCTTTTTCGTCTCGACGTCTTTTTCGATCTCGGACTCCTTTTCTCGATGTTCCTTGTCAGACATCAAGCCCTTTTCCCACGCGGCATCGGCTTCTTCCTTTGCCTTCTTTGCTTCGTCCTCGATCTTCTGCAAGTCGAGTTTATAATTCTGGTACGCGTACTGGACGCCCTCCGCGATGGTATTGGTGTCAGTAGTCGCGCCTGCACGCGTGAGGTTGTAGCTGCGCTGCCCGACGGTACGCGCCTGTTCATTGACGATCCCAAGTTTTTCGGCGAGGGCGTTAATCCGCTCCTCGTATCCTTCGAACTCCTTAAGCTTTGCCTGAACAACGGAGCTGGGCTGATTGGCCAGGTTGTCAATCAAAGCGGCCATCTCGGTGTGCAAAGCCTGTGCCTCTGCCTTGTACGCTTCGGCCTGTTCCCGGAGCTCGGCTACCTTCTGCGGATAGTCCGCGCTGTCGGTGTCGAGCTTCGCCAGTTCCGCGTTCAACCAAGTCTCAATCGCGCTGAGGTTCTTGCCAAGTTCGGTGTCGTTCAGGTTCTTGAGTTCTTCCTTGTCGTCCTTCTTGCCGTCGGTAAGCGCCTTGTAGATCTCATCGGCCAGATTGGGGGCGCCGTTCACAAGGTCGGTACCCATCTTCTCGTAGACCTTCAGGACTTCCTCGATGTCTTGCTGAGACAGGCCGGCCTTTTTCAGCTGGGCGCGGAGCTTGATGCGGCTCCCATTGGCCTCACGCATCCACCGCAGGACGGTGGCGGGTTTCACCTTCAAATCGAGCTTCTCAAGCTCGGCCATCACGGTCTTGCCCGCGGCAACTACGCTCTCGGCGATAGGCTTGGCATCGTCGTCCGATAGACCGAAGGATTTCAGCTTCTTGTAGATCTTGTCGTAGCTTTCGCCGATCATTCCCTCGATCTGCGTGATCTGATCTTCGGTCAGCAGGTCAGTCTTCAACGCCGAAGCGATCAGCTCTCCGGCCTTGGTCATGCTCTCTGCGATAGGTGCCGCGTCCTCGTCCGAAAGGCCGAAGGACTTCAGCTTAGCGTAGATCGTGTCATAATTGGCGCCGATCATACTCTCGATTTCGGCGATCTGCTCTTCGGTCAACAGATCGGTCTTCAGTGCTGCGGCGATCAGCTCTCCGGCCTTGGTCATGCTTTCAGCGATCGGCTGAGCATCCTCGTCCGACAGACCAAACGACCGCAGCTTCGCGTAGATCTTGCCGTAATCTTCGCCGATCATGTTCTCGATTTCGGTGATCTGCTCTTCGGTCAACAGGTCCGTCTTTAGCGCTTTGCGCAGCGTATCGTAAGCACCAGTAATGGCGGATTCTGCTTCGGACACATCCAACTTTGTGTTGATCTTCGCCGACATGTCCGCGATCAGCTTTCTGTCCATGGCTTTTTCAAGCGCTGCATAGGCCTCGTCTACTGTGGTGATAAACAGATCCGCGATGCCGCCGACAACACCTGCAGCAAGCCGAACAGCACCCACAGAAATGGCCCCGAGCATCTTTCTGAGGCCTTCCAGAATCATAGGCACAAGCTCCGGCAACATGGTTATCAGGTCGCCAACAAGGGACGACACTACCTCGAACAGCGCCGATACGATCTGCGGCGAGAGGTCAACAATGGCGCGAACCGCGTTCGGGATGACGGTCGCGATCTGTTTGATCGCCCCCGGCAGCCACTTCGCAAGGCCGCTAATGCCCTGTTTGATCAGAACGATGGCCTTGTCGATCAGAAGTGGGATCTTAGCTGTCACCGCGTCAATCAGCCCGTCAAAACCGCCGGTGCTGAATGCGGTGCTGAACTCCCCGAGCATCTCAGAAGCCAAGGGGATAACCGTGTCGCGTAGGCTGTCGGATACGACCGACATGATCTGCCCGGTGAATGCGGTCGCGTCCTCCTTGAGGGTGTCAAGCTGTCCCTGAAAAGTCTTGGACTGCTTCTCCATCGACTGGAAGTATTTGCCGCCCTCGCTGGTGGCGTGCCGCATGGATTCGGTGATCTCGCTGACCGCCATTTTTCCTTTGCTGATGCGGTCATAGAGTTTCTCCATGCTCTCGCCGGTGCGTTCGCTGATCTCCTGCAGTGGGTTGAACCCGCCGTTGATCATCTGCTTGATGTCCTGCAGGTTGACCTTGCCGAGCGAGGACATCTGCGCGTAGCCCATCGCGATGGAGTTCATGGCTTCGGCGTTACCCTGGGCGATGTCGCCGAGCATCATCATCTCGTCAACGGCGCGATCTGCTTCGAAGCCATAATTCATCAACAGCTGCGTCGTGGACGCGAGCCCCTTCAGGTCAAAGGGCGTCTTCGCGCCAATGTCGCGCAGCCGTTCTGTGATGCTGGCCGCCTTCTGGGCGCTGCCGGTCATGACCTCAAAGGAGGTCTGCAGCTGCTCGATCTCGGCGTTGTACTTGACGCCGACGGCGCCAACCGCGCCCCACGCAGCGCTGATGGCTGCGCTTGCCACAGAGATTCCCTTGACGACGGACTTCGTGACGGATCCCAGCCCGCCCAGCGTCTTGCGGTATGCGCTGTCGTCCCCGGTAATGCGGATTTTTACACTGTCTGCCACGAAGTCACCCCCTCGTTAATTGCCCCTTTTGATCGTCGGGTATTGCAGGTTCGCCTTGCCGTTTACCGCGGCCATCAGCTCGGCCAGCGGCTTGAGCGCGTCGGCGATGGCCTTGGCCTCAGCCACCGTTTCTTCGGCGCGGGCTTCGCGGGCCTCTCGACCATTGTAGTCGAAAGCGTTCATTACGCCGTAGTAGATCGCTTCCATGCGGTCAAGGTTCTCTGCTTTGCCTTTGGGGAACAGTTCCTTGACAGCGGCACGGCCCAGCAGGATTTCAAGATGCGCCAGCCACATCTCAAACTCTGACTTCTTGCCCTTGACTGCCGCATCCTCTGCCTTCTGCAGCTTTTCGGCGATCTCGATGGTCTTGACGGCCACCGGGTACTCCTTGTCTTCGATCTCCACAATAACAGGGCTTATCTCAGTATCAATGCGCATGTGGTGCTCCTCCTAATGGTTGATTTTGGCTCAGCTTCAAGTTGTTCAAGTTGTTCTCCTAACAAGATAGATTTGTTCTATTAACGCGCTTGTCGATATTCGCCGAAGGGTGTAAAATGATGAGAGAAAGGAGGTGACTGTATGTCGGGCAAGAACCAATGGGTTTCCCCGCGCCCAGGTGGGAAGTGGGGCGTACACGGGGAAGGCAACAAGCGTGACACAGAACTATTTGACACTCAGAAAGAAGCTATAGATCGCGCCCGCCAGATTGCACTCAATCAGGGGACAGAAGTCATTGTCCAAAGGCCCGATGGGAGGATTAGGAGCAAAGACAGCTATGGCAATGACCCCTGCCCACCGAAAGACACCGAGCACTAGTTTCTTGAAGGACTCAGCTTCACAACAATGGCATCATCTGCGGTGGTCACGTTGTCCTGCGTGATCACCGCAATTTCTCTCTTGTTTCGTTCGTCGTAAACAACGATCTTATCCCATTTCTCATTGAGTATCATTGCTCTTTCCCTCCTACAAAGCGCCGTAGAATTCGGCGTTGATTTCGTCCATGATGGCATCCTGCCCGGCGGTTGTTTCGCGCGGCAGCGCGTATCGCCTCTTGGCAAGTTCGGGCTTTTCGGGGTCCTTCTGATACCCGCGAATCTCCATGAGCCGCAGGATGTAGTGCTCGCCGCACAGGGTTTGGAACTCCAGCAGGAATTCCCACCAATGGAATGGCTCTTTGCGGCGGTATGAGAGGTCAATTCCGCTCTGGTTGCGGATGGCGATGATGATATAGTTCAGGTCATACTCGAAGCTGTATGTCTGCTCGGCGCTAGGTCCCGGCAACACGGGCGCGTTCGGATATCCTTTGGAGAACTCTGCGATAGCCTTTAGCACCTCAGAAGCATCCTCATCCTCGAGCACACCGCCGAAAACCAAGACCTGAAGCTCGCACAACAGCTCCGCGTTATGTTGCTGGTGCCCGGGTGTCTCTGCGTCGGGGATGAAATCGCCCAACATCTTGACTGCCTGGATCCACGTGCGAAAATCCGTGTCCACCGGATACGATGCGCCCCCAACCGTGATGGTGGTCGGGGGCGCATCCTGTGCGTAATTCGGGCGCAGCATGGCTTAGGCCGCGGCGGTGAACGTCGGCACGCCTTCTGCTATGGCGTAGGTGCCCTTGTCGATGTCGCCGCCGAGCTTCAGCGTGAAGGACAGTTTGCCGTCCACGGTGTTCAGCTCGCCCAGCACTAGCGTCGCGCCTTTGACCTGCCACGCCTTCTTGTCAGACCCGCCAAAGCAGATCAGCACGGGGACAGTGGCGGCGCTGCCCACCGGGAGGCTGTGGAACAGATCGAACACGAAGTCGTAGATGGGATTGCCCTCGTACAGGGCGATTTCCTGCGGGAGCTCCGGCTGGTATTTCTCGATCACGTCAACCGGCGTCTCGTAGGAGATGTAGTCCATCGTCTGCGTCTGCGGGTTCGGGTTCAGCGAGAAGATGGTGGACAGGTCGATGCGTTTCCACGTCGGCGTCCAGGTCGAGGTGTTGATGGTTTCGGACGTGTCCAGGAAGGGGACGAAATCGGTTTTTTTCAGCTTGACAAGAGACATAGGCTTAGACCTCCTTTATGTACTCGATTCGGAATTGCAGCAGGTATTTGGCGCCGGTGTCGTCACGCGCGGCGACGTATCCGGTATTGGACGGCAACGCCTCAATGCTTTGGATGGCGTGTTTCGCCGGGAAAATGGGGTGGTTGCCGGCCGCCGCCTGCTCCTCGATCCATGCCGCAATGGCTTCAAAGTCCACCAGCACTTCGATGTTCTGCGTGTCGTTGGGCTCGTAGCTGATCGCATCGAATCGAATGATGGTGAAATCGTACCAGCGGACGGACGCCCCGGAAGTGAACTCTTGGACTGGCGTGTCATTATAGGCAGTCAGTGGTGCAAGCACGGTGTCGCCGTTGGCGCTCTGGGAGAAGTTGAAAAACAGATCAGCGATCGTCGGGCAGGTCAGAAGCCAGTTCCATACAGCTTCGTGCTTCGTGTCAGCCATTCAGCTTCAGCCTCCCTTTGTCCACATAGGCTTGCATCGCTCTGACGAGTTTCGGCTCTTGCGTGGGTCTGGCGGCCTGATCCCACTCACGCGCAGCCAACGGGTGCAGGTCCCTGCGGAAGTTGAAATTCCCGGTGTACATTCGGTGGGCGTACGGCTCGACATGCTCAATCTGGCCCGGCGTTATACGCACCTGCGACATCAGCATACCGGTGGCCATCGGAACGTACGGGCTGTATAACCTGTGCCACTCGGTCGCCGCGAACGTCCAAAACTCGTCATCCCTGACCTCGCGCAAGTGCTTCGGGATGTCGATGTTTACCTCGACGCCGAAACCGATGTGCATGGGCTAAGCCCCCTTTGCGAGGTAGTGCCGGAGCGGGTAGCCGGATCCGGCGTTATTCTTCACGCTGGTCACAGTCATTACGCCGCTGCGCTTGTACTTGTCCACTAGCGCCGCCGCAGTCAGCGACGAGCCGATCGCATCGGACACGACGCCCTTGACGATGATGTCTCCCGGCGCCAGCGTGAAGTAGTATCCAGTTGGGTCGGCCAGCGCGTCCCACTCCGCGGGATCGCGGTAGGCGGGGTCTTCGGGGATCTTACAGACCGTGACCTCGGTCATCACGACGCTGTTGCTGTCACGCACGCGCTCCAGGCGTTGCGTCCAGAAGCACCCACGCAGCTCTTTACGCTGCCAGGTGACGACCGTCCGACCGTTCGCGTCCTTGCTTTCACGCCGGTTGTACAGCGTGACGGCTTCGGAACCGAAGGTGATCATACGTCCACCCCCGCGTACAGCAGCGGCACGCCGGCGGCTGTGATCTCGTTGGCAAGGTACTCGCATACGATGTCCACGCGCCGCGCGTACGCCCCGCCGGGGCCTGTCACGGCGTAGGACACGCTTACGCCGTCATTAGTCTCGGATGTGATCTCGCGCCCATCGTGAGCGTCGCTGGCGGCCTGTGCATCAACCAGCGTACGCACAGCGTGCTTGACAGCCTCGCGGACCGGCGTTTCGTCGCTGATTCTGTTGTGGGTCAGTTGATCAATCAGTTGCCGCGCACGGAACTCCTGCAGGGAAAAGGCGACCGCGTCCAGCGTGCCGCCCATCGCCTTGTACTCATCGTAGGTCAGATACGCCATTGCGGCCGCCTCCTTTGTGCTTAACCCTTGGACAGGATTCGGGCGATCGGGATCGCCTTGTGGTTGATGTAGGTCTTGCTGGTCGCATGACCGTCGTTCACAACGGCCCAGTTGGCGCCATTGCGCAGTTCGGCATCGGTCGGCGAGGCGGACGCCATCGACGCCTTGGTGAAGCTGATGCCGCGCGGGGCAAACAGCTTGCGCTGGCGGGTGTACAGCGTGTCCTGTCCGCCGTTGGTCTTGGGATCGCGGCTCATCTCGTTGGGAACCTTCGCGCCGCAGTCGACGAAGTCGAACGCGCCATCGCCGAGAATGTACGATACGTACCGGGAATCAGCCAGCACGTAGTCGTTCGCGGCGACACCTGCGGGGTAGTAATCGGCGGCCATGACATCGGCCAGCTTCATTTCGCCCGTGTTCGGGGTCGCGCTGTTGGCAACGACCTTGATCGAGCCAGAGGTTGCCTGCGTGGACGAAATGTAGCCGTTCTCGATCGTCGCGCTGTCGTCGATCAGCAGCAGCCGGCCGTTCCACGTGGCCATGCCGAGCTGACGCTCGACGCCCTTGGCGTCGGTATACTTCAGGTACTCGACAGCCGAGAGGTTTTCGAGGTTGGTCGCCACCGCGCTGTGGCAGATCACCAGCTTGAAGATGTCCTTGTTGTCGCCGGCGGCCTTCTGGATCGCGGTGTTGAGCGTGGTCGCGTTGACCTTCGCCGCATCGCCAGACTGCCCCGTCAGGTCGGTGGTATGATTGGTTACGAACCCGGACGTATCGGACATCGCGAAGATGCCGTGCAGGATCGCAAGGATGGTGTCCTGGTCAACGTCGTCCCAGTAGGTCGCAACCTGCTGCGCGACGTTGTCCATGAAGTCCTGACCGGTGATGTCGGCAGAGAAATCCTGCTCCACCCACGCCTTGGCGCGACCCACAACCACCATGGACTGCGAGTAGGTCTTCGTGCTGGTGGCGGTGATGTCGGTGGCGCCGTCATAGTTGAGCGGCGTGCCGTCCAGCAGGCCCTTCATGGGCACCGTGATGTAGTTGCCGCCGGTCTGGTCGGCGAGCATGGCCTTGAGTTCATTGCGCGTGCGCAGAACACCGGCTTCGAGCAGCTTGTTCTGCTTGACCCGCGGGATGCGTTCGAGGTACTTGCCGAAGACCTCGGCATTGAAAATCTTGGCGTCAAACTGTGCCATCTGTGATCACTCCTATTTCATGAATTCGGCGGCCTGTTTGGGGTGCTCTTTCGCGAAAAGCATCTGCTCGTACAGGCTCATCTTGAGGAACTTTTCCTTGTCGGTCTCGGTGTCGATGTTGCGCGCACCGCCCATATTGGGCGCCGGCGAGTTCTGGGACGCGAAGTATCCCTTGTCCTTGGTGAGCGCTTCGAAGATGTCCTTGTCGGACTTGCCCACGTTGGCTTTGTCGGCCAGCGCCTTATCGAACTCGTCAAGCACACCCTTGCGGACATACTCATGCAGGAACGTCCTGTCGCCAACCACGGCGTTGAACCGCGCTTCGATGGCGGCGCGCAGCTGGGCGGCGGCCTCGGCGGCCTGTCGCTCGGCTTCGGCGGCCTTGTACTTGTCGATTTCCGCCTGCAGCTTGGCAACGTCACCCTTGGCGGATTCCAGCTGGGTGATGGTTGCGCGGGCCTCGGTCAGCGCGGCATTGGCCGCGTCGAGATCAGCCTGCAGCTTCTCCACACCGGCCTTGGCCTTGCCGATGTCCTTGCTGTTGATGTCTAGCAGCGCCGAAATCTGTTCGTCGGTCGCGCCCTCAAAGATCTTGGTGATGTCCTCGCGTTTCATGGTTCTCCTTCCTCGGCTTTCAGTTTGTTCTCGCGGTCACTTTCCGCTCGGCCTTGATAGTTTCTCGTCATTCCGGACAATGATGGTACACAAAAGCCGCACCGAAAGGCGGCGAAGTGCCTGTTGTTAAATCGCCCCAGCGTCCTGGAACGCTCTTAGCATCTTCGGGAACTGGTCTTCGCCCAGCACGTTGACCTTTGTAACCTTGCTCATTCGCTCCTCCTGCTATCTCACTTTAACCCTCCTAAACCCAGAAACCGCCATGCGCTGGCGTTCCGGCAGCAGCCCGGCCGCGCTGCTGATCCGGTTGTACATTTGCTCCAGCCGGTTGATGTGCGCCTGTGACGTGCGCCGAAGTACGTCGTCCCCGGACGCCTTCGCCATGATGGCCACGTCCTTACGCTGCCGGATCGCCGTCTCGAGGCGCCGCTGCTCCTGCGACCACTCGTAGCGGGTCTTGACCTTCCCGTCGATCTCGATGCGCTCAAGGCTTCTGACTCTGAACGCCGCCAGCTGCGCGTCGCTGTACGTCGGAGCGGACACGCCCAGAATGATCGGCGTCGCAATGTGCTTGCAGTTCCATTGCCCGATCGGGCGTTCCAGCGTTGCCTGCAGGATTTCAAACTCCCGCATGGAGAACTGTTTGCCCTGATACGGCAGGTGATCTTCAGCACACAGCGCGTGCGCGGAGATCTCCACACCGTCCGCGCCGAACTCCTTGCCGACCTGCTCCATTATGGCGGCCTGAACCTGCCGCGCGCCGTCGAGGACGTTCTGCCGTACAGCGGTATCTAGGCGGCGCGTCAGCCCGCTGTTGGGATATGTGACCCGGAGCCCCTCTTCGGCCGCCTGCCGAATGCTGCTGCGGATCGCGCTCTGGTAATCCACAACGCCACTCTGGACAGCCTGAACCGCCTTGTCCACCGCATCGCGATATAGCTTTGAAGAGATCGTAGTCCGGCTGAGATTGACCAGCTCCGCGGCTGTCTGGCGCGCCTGCGCTTTGAGGATCCGCATCAGGGCCTTGTCCTGCCGGATCGGGAGCTGGCGGCCCCGCGCGTAGTACTGTTCCGCGAACTTGTAGTTGTCCTCTGCGATCTTCATGAACAGGCTTTCGATTTCGCGGGCGGTCTTTCCAGCTGCCTGCGCGATCGCCCTGCGGATCGATTCGACGTTAGCCCCGGCGCGCCGCAACTCCGTCAAGCGGTGGACGTCGGCGGGGGAGAGGGTGCCAATATGCTTGATGTGCTCGCCCATCTTGATGAGGTACTGCGCGCTCAGATCCGCCATGCGCCGCTGGTAGATTTCACCCAGCGCACGAAGCTGCCCGTCCGTCAGCATGGTTAGTCACCATCCGGGTTTCCGTCATCAATCCCGCCGAACAGCGGAACCGGCTCAGGCGCGTTCGCTGCGATCTCGTCGATTGCGGCCTGCGCTTCCTCGAGCGTTCCGCCCTTCACCCACTGCCGGAGCTCAGCGCCGGATACCAGATTGCGGCTCTCCAGCTCGCTCAACTGCGCAAACGTCTCGGTACTGGATTCGATCATGCTGGTGTCCCAGTCAAGCGAAATCTCCCACGAATTGCGAGCCCCGCCGGGCGTCAGGCCGAAGCGTTCCGCCAGCACGTCCACCGCATAGGCCACGTCGTCCAGCGCGCGCTCCCACTCCTTGCGGATGGCCGAAATAACGCTGAACGTGTCGAACATGGCCGCGCGCACTTCGTCGCGGTTTGCGTAGTTCTGCTGCTGGCGCTCGGTCAGAATGCCCTGAGACAAACCGCAGGCCCTCTCCAGCTTACGGTACAGCGTCTGCAGGCGGGTTTCCATCGCCTCAGCCCGGATGGTCGGCGCGTAGTATTTCCACTGGTCTTCATTTCCGATCGCGGTCGACTTGACGGGGATGAACGGGTCGTCGCCGTCCTGCACTGTGCGCCGAACCTCTTCAATCCCAACCGGCTTTGCAATCTGCGAGAAGTCCGCCCTGTTCGACCACAGCGACGCGTCCAGGCCAAGCATCGGCCGGGTCAGCTTGTACTCGCGCCGGTAGATGTTCAGGTGCTCCACCAGTTCAGCCACGTCGCGTTCCGCGCCGTAGGTGATTGGGACGCCGTACAGCTTCTTGTCACGCCGGTTGTCACGCGGGCAGCGCAGGAACGCAAGCAGCACGCGGTCGGTGCCGCTGATCGTGATTTCATCTGTGATGTCTGCCCACTGCGGGATCGTGCCAAGCAGTATCGGGTTGCCGGATTCGCTCGTCGCCCTTGTTCGGATCGTCTGTACGCCGGTGTCGTCCAGCGTGTAATCGACCCATCGGAAGTACGGATGGTCATCCACTCGTACCATGTCGGCCAGGATGGTCGCCGACGTGATCCGCTTGCCGCGCATAGCGCTGATGAACAGGCGACTCTGGTCAATGACGTCCAGCTGAATCTCGCCGCGCACAACCGCCGGGATGAGAACCTTGCCGCCCTTGCCCAGCATCTGTGCGGTGATCCAGACGGCATCGTCCCACAGCGAATCGATCACCGACTTGACCAGCTCGGCGCGCTTGCCCGTGCCGCCAACCTCGACAGTGCTGTCCGCGAAGGTCAGCATCGCCAGCTTGTTCGCGATCGTCGCGGTGATGTTCTCGCCCTTGATGTCCTCGTATCTGCGGCTATGCTCTTCCTGCTCCTGCATCCGCTCCGGCCGTTTCCCAAACAGCCGCTTGACCCACTCAATGAAACTCTGCCACACGGCTGTTAAGCCCCCCTTGTCAGCCAGATTCTATTGGTCGCATACCCAACCGCGTCGATCGCGTGGTTGTCCTTGTCGGGATACGCGGCGATCACGCTGCCGTCACGCGCCCGCTCGTACTCGTACTCCATAAACTCCTTCGCAGCGTAAGGGCAGCGCACGGGATCAATGACGATCTCCTTCAGCCCTTGCAGCCACTTGATGCGCATGGCCACGCTGCCGGGCCCCTTGGTTGCATCGACGACGTTCATGCCGTAGGCGCGCAGATCGCCATTGGATTTGCTTTGCGCTCCGCCGCTGTCTGCGATGATCTCCTCCGCCGGCGTGACGCCCTTCTCGTGCGCCAGGTGCTGGAAGATGCTCTCGCTCGTCTGCTTCCACGCGCGCCACTCGTCGTAGATGACAAGTGACCGAGCAGCGGGGGAGTAGGCACATCGCACGAAGTGCAGCGGATCCGGGTACCAGCCGTGGTCCAGCCCCGCGTATGTAGCGCCGAAAGTCTTGATTTCCGCGTCCGTGATTTCCCGGATTACCACATTCTCGAATACCGCGCCGCCCGTGCCGGTGACCTCGCCGAGGTACATGTGCCGGTAGGCGCGTTCGTTGGTCGCCTTGAGCGCTTCGGCGTCGCTTATGAACTGCGCGCCGAGCCATTCGGGCGGTATATCCAAGTAGCAGCTGTGGTGCCTTAACCGGCCCGGCACAGCCTTGCGCGCTTCCTCGTTGACCCAGTTCCGCGCGCTGATCGGTGGGTTATAGCTCAACAGCGTGATCGCGTGCCCGCCGCCGCGAATTACAGACGCCTTGATCGTGCGCAGCTCGTCCATGCTGCCAAACTCGGTCGGCTCCTCGAACCAGAGGTACTTGAAATACCCCTTGGCGAGTTTGATGGACTTGCTTTTGCTGGGATCGTCCGCGCCCCGGAACATGATTTTCTGCCCGGTTGGCTTGTAGATGATCTCGAGCGGCGATTTTTTGAATGTGAAATACCCCGTCGCGCCGAGCTTGTCTATAGCCCATTCCAGCTGGGCGTATACGGATTCACGGAGCGTGTCCGCGACCTTCCGGTATACGATGGCATTTGCATTCGGATCGCGCATCATGCCGAGCGGGATCACAAAGGACACAAACGACGATTTCGTGGATCCGCGCCCGCCGTCCAGCCAGTATTCCGAATGACGCTCCGCCTGGATGTCCCGATGTACAGAGTAGAACGGCGGCGCGATCAGGCTGGTCAGCGGAACTTTGATATCAGCCACTGGCCTCACCGCCGGCCGGGATGTCATCCACGATTACCGGCCTATCATCAGTTATGGCAACGCGATCCACGAACATGCCGAGGTGCCTGCCAAGCATCTCCAGCGCCTTAGTCTTGTCGTGCAACTTGACCTCTCGCTCCGTGTAATCCGCGCCTGTCTTGATCTTCACGGACGCGATGGCCGCGCGATCATCCTTGGCCGCATCGGATTTAACCGTTGCATGCTTTGTGTCCACCACTTCGGTTATGTCCGCAAACGCAAGTCGCGCCAGCTCACGAACGACGCGATCAGCGGTAACGCCGGTACGCCGCGACCGCTCCGCCATGGCCATCTCAATGCGCGCGCGAAGCCTCGGCTTTTCTCGGCTATCGCCTTCCTTGATCCACCGGTACGCCTCCTTCGCGGTCGCCGGTGAATACCCCGCCCGGAGTGCGGCCTGTGTCGGATTCAAGTCGATCAGGTACTCTTCGACAAAGCAATCTTCTCGCGCGCCCACCTTGGACATAGCCGCCATCTCCTTTCACTGTGTATTTTGCGCCCGGCCCCCACCTCAGCCGATTTATGGACGCTCACCCGCCGCCGCGCAGGAGGAATACGCAGCGGCACCCCAAAACCTTTCACGCCACCGGCGTGTTAATGATCGTCTTTAGCCCACGCTCGCGGTCGTACACGAACGTCTGCGCTTTTCGCACCGCGCCCAGGTATCCGCTGGCCGTGTGCCATGTGTCCGCCGCTGTCGGCGACGAGATGCGCCGCACTGCTACGCCGTTGATCTCCTGGATCAGGTGCTCGGAGTGCAGGTGCGCCACGTGGAACTCGCGGTATCGCGCCTGCGCCCACATGGCCGCTGCCTCAATCGGCATCATGGCCGCCAGCCGAGAAGCCTTGTCCTTGGTACCGCCGCCGCCCTCTTTGTCCCCGTGTCCGTAGCCCAGCAGCGTGTTGCCGTACAGCTGGTACTTCCTCGGGTAGGCGTCGGTATTGATCTCGATGTTCTGATCCTGCCGGAACCACGCCGCCAGATACTGCAGCGCGTGGTAGCCGTTGACCTCGTCGTGATTGGATGGCGTGTAGAACGTCTTAACCTGAACAGCCGGCTTGTCAGTACCCATCTTGGACAGCATGTCAATCCCACCCACCAGCATCTCGCAGCCGATGTTGAACATCTTCTGCCACCGGACATCCGTGTCTTGCGGCGTCCCGGCCGTGGTGGTTCGGTCGATGGTATCACTGTTGAAAAAGTCATTCGCCCAGACGAAGGTGATGTACTCCAGCGGCAGGTGCCGAAGATCCTCGATGATCTCGGCGATGATGCGGTAGTACATGTCCCGGGCGATCTTGTGGTCGAAGTTCTCCGGCGTGTCGCCGTGCCAGCACAACTTTCCAAGGTGCAGGTCAGCGATGTTGACTTCGGCCATCATCCGCGCGTCGCGCTTCGGCACGATGACTTCAGGCTTCCGATACTTGCGATCCATCTGCGCGAAGTGCTTGTCGATCTCGGCCAGGCTGATGCCGTCGACTTTGGGCTTGACGGTCAACCGGCTCTGGTACATCACCAACCGCTTGCCGCCTTTGATCTGCGAGTGCCAGTAGTTGTTGCGGTAGCTCACGACCTGCCAATCTTCAGGCTTGAGGTTGTGCGCCCGAAGCAGGAACTCCGGCGTGATCTCGTCGGTCTCGCAGATCTCGATCAGCTTGTCGGAGATCAGCTTGCCGTCCTTCCATTCGGTCGACGCGCCCGGTTCGGGCTTATCGTTCGGATGCGTCAACATCACGGCCTTATATCGATCAGACCGACGCACGTCACGGCGTACGGTGTCCTGAATTTGATGCAGATCCTTGCCGGGGAAATACGGCTGCAAAGCGATGGCGATCTCACGCCACGTCTTGCCCTGATCCAGCCGCATGCTAACGGCTTCTTCGTGCCAACCCAAGGCCTCATTCCTCCTTCGGCCATAGAAAGACCGCGCTCCCGAAAGAAGCGCGGTTAGTGTAATTCACGGTGGCGCCTGCCCGACGCGGATCGTGCGTTGGCTTTCTGGCCGCCGCAGGATTAGTCTTTCACGGCTACATGATAACATGTCAAGTAGTCGTGTTTCTAGGGGTGAATTTCAACGCCTTCAATGCTTCACCGTGCAGGTGCCACAACCATTTCATGTCGGTATAGTTCATGGCATCTAGGATGCGGTTCCATGACCACCGATTGATGTACCGGAACCGCAGAATATCCCGGTATCGATCGTCTGGCAGCGCGTCAATCTCGCTTTCAATCTGCCTCGTCAGATCGACGTATTCATCAATGCGTCGATCGATATTCCTTGCTAGATCCACTAGCTTGCATCCGAAATACTCCACGTTGCTTTCCCGTCGACGGCTGCCGGGCATGCCAGTAATCATCGTTGTCCTTTTGGCGGCCAGCGCCTCGTAGCGTTCACGGCGTTCCAGTAAGGCATCGATTTTCTGGTCCATTCTCGCCAGCTGCCGCAGGTACGTCTTCACGTCCATCATTCGCCGTCACCCCCGGCTGGGTAGTACGGTGCAGGAAGGCCGCGCGCTGCGAAGTAGTCAAAGGTCTTCTTGCCGACCCGCTCCTCAATGTCGATCAACTCTGGATGCAGGCTCTCCGTCAGCATTCCGCCCTGGATGTTGAACAGGGCGGCAGCCAGGTGGTCCTCGTCATCGCAGCCGCACAGGTACATCGCAATGTGGCGCAGCGCCGAGTCCATAAAGCTGGACAATGGGATGCCCTTGCGATAGTTTCTGCGGCCGTACTTGGTTGCGCCCTCTTCCAGATGCCTGGACAGGCGAAGCATGACTTCCCACGCGATTGAAAACATGTCCCCTTTGCCCGCGGCCATGTCGCGGACAGCGCCAGTCGAGAATTCCCGTCGGGTTCCACTATCTTGCAACATACAAGCCTCCATCATCTGTGTCCGGGTTGCCAGCGTCCACGCCATACGGCCACGACGCTATATCAGTTTTTCGTTGTATCACTCCTTCCGCAGCCGCTCGATGCGGGCCCGCAGCGCGTACATCAGCGCGTCCTGGGTGTCCCGCTTGCCCTCAAGGGCCTCCGCCACCGACTCGTCCATGCCCTCGCGGACCAGAAGGCGGTGGACCACCACCGGATGTTCCTGTCCCTGCCGGTACAGTCGGGCATTGGCCTGCTGATACAGCTCCAGGCTCCAGGTCAGGCCAAACCAGATGATGTGGTGCCCACCCTGCTGGAGGTTCAGCCCGTAGGCGCAGCTGGCCGGGTGTGCCAGCAGCACGTCGATCTCCCCGCGGTTCCAGGCGTCAGCGTCGGCCTGTCCTTCGTACTGCTTCACCCGCAGGCGCTTGCTTACGGCCGCGATGGCAGCGGTGATCCGTGGGATGTCGTGCCGGTAACCGTAGAACAGCAGGGCGTGCTGGCCGTTCAGTCCTTCGATCAGCTCCGACAGCGCCTCGGTCTTGCAGTCGTGGATGTGGGCTACTGTGTGATCGTCGGTGTACACCGCCCCGCTGCAAAGCTGCAGCAGCTTCCCGGTCAGCGTCGCCGCCGTGGCGGCGCTGATGGTGTTCAGATCGACGTTCAGCAGCATGTCCTTCTCCATCTTCCGGTAGGCCTTCTCCGCTGCCGGATCCAGCACCACCGGCACGTCGTCCACGATCAGTTCAGGCATCGTCAGGTAATCCTTCGCCGACAGGCTGAAGCAGATGTCCTTGATGGCCGCCTGCACGGTTTCCTCTGCGCCCGGCCGGGCGATGAACTGGTGGGTGTACAGGTTCTGCCTGAAAAACTGTTCGCGGTACCAGCTGATCGTTTTGCCCAGCCGTGCGCCCTGGTCCAGCAAATACACCTGCGCCCACAGGTCTTCCAGTCCGTTCGGCGCCGGGGTGCCGGTCAGGCCTACCACCCGGCGAATGTGCGGCAGCATCGCTTTCAGGGCCTTGAACCGTCGCGCCTGCGGGTTCTTGAAGCTGGACAACTCGTCCACCACCACCATGTCGAAAGGCCACGCGTTGCGGTAGTACTCCACCAGCCATACCACGTTGTCCCTGCCGATCACGTACACATCCGCCGGCGTCATCAGCGCCCGGATCCTCTGCTGGGCGGTGCCAATCACCGTCTGGATCCGCAGGATCTTCAGGTGATCCCACCGCCTGGCCTCCGCCGTCCAGGTGCCTTCGGCCACCTTCTTCGGCGCGATGACCAGCACCTTGCAGATGTCCAGCATGTCGTATTTCAGCCGGGCGATGGCCGAAAGCGTTACGACGGTCTTGCCGAGGCCCATCTCCCAGAACAGGCCCAGCTTTTCGTGGCTGATGATCGCCTGCTCTCCAAACCGCTGGTAGTCGTGCGGGCTGTACATCATTTCGGCATCACATCCCTTACAAACGCCTCCGCTTCAGCCCATCCGTAGATCACCCGGACCTCCGCGCCGTGTTCCCTCAGCTGGGTGATCTTTTGCTTCTGCAGGGGCGACAGCGCTCCATCCTCTGTCTTCAGCTCCACGAAGATCACCTGCCCACCGGGTAGCACCACAATCCTATCGGGCACGCCATTGTTTCCAGGCGACGTGAATTTCCAGTACAGGCAGCCCGCCGCCCGAAGCTGCTTGCCTAAGTGCGTTTCAATCTGCCTCTCGGTCACGCAAACCATCCTTCCGACATTCTCACAAAAAATCCTATATACATTACGCGTATATAAGGCGCGTAAAGGCGCGTACGCGTATGCGCGCTCTTTAATTTCTTTATTTTTCATATCTCTATTGGAAAGAATGTCGGAAATGTCGGAAAGCCCTTAAAACCCTTGTACCGCTTGACTTTTGTCATCCGACATTCCCTCCGACATTCTCTTTTCAGATTGTCGGAAATGTCGGAAGGCTCTCGCCGGGTTTCCGACATTCTCCAAGAATGTCGGATGAGAATGTCGGGAATGTCGGCGAGAATGTCGGAAGGATTTTTGTGCATTCAAAGCCCCGCTGATCGCCGTATGGGCCGAAGTCTTTGTGCTTGTCCATCCGTCTCCAGCCTTCGATACCGTCCAGAATGTTGTTGATCTCCCGTGAATCAGATTTCTTGATCCGCGCCTTATCCTGCTGGAAGCACTCGCACCAGATCTCCGCGGCACACACCCGTGTACGCGGAACCAGCTTCGGCCCGTTGTCGCCGGTTGCCTGAAACGCGCCAGAGAAATACAGCCGCCTGTCGGCCAGGCTGCGAAGGTTCCAGTCGTCTGGTATGGGCGTGTCCAGGAACTTACGGATCATGCCTTCCCGGGCGTCGCTCTCCAGATGCTCTTCCTGCTGCTCCTGCGCCATGCGTTCGGCCTCGCCGGTCAAGTACAGCGCTTCGCCCAGCCGCCAGCACATGACAGCTTCCGCCCAGATCTGGTCCACTTCTCCCGCCAGATCGTTGAACACGGATTTCGTGGGCTTCCTGATGCCCACGTTGACCGGCCAGAACCGGCGGTTGCCGGTCCGGTCACGCAGGAATTCGGCGTCGTTGGTCGTGCCGAAGAACACGCAGCGCCGCGGGTAAACGCCCGTCCTGCGCCCGTAGGCCTCACGAAAGATGTCTTCCGTGCGGCTCAAAAACTGTTTGATCGCTCCGACCTCCGCCCGGGAGAATCCGTTCAGCTCGCCGATTTCGTTGATCCACACGCCCTGTATCATTTCGCTGGCTTCCTTGCCCTCGAACACCTGCAGGCTGTCGGAGTACCAGTGCTTGCCCAGCAGGCGCAGCAGCGTGCTCTTGCCGATGCCCTGCGGCCCCACGAGAATCGGCATATAGTCGTACTTCACGCCGGGGCATAAAGCCCTGGCTGTGGCCGCTGCGAGGCTCTTGCGCGCCACGGCGCGGGTGTACACGTTGTCCTCCGCGCCCAGGTAGTCTATCAGCAGCGTGTCCAACCGTGGCACTCCGTCCCACTCCAGGCTTTCGAGATAATCCTTGACGTCGTTGAAGCGGTGCCTGTGCGCATACACGGTCATGACGGTGAAGATGTCCTCCTTCGACGATTTGATCTTGTGAACGTGCTTGAGGTAGTACAGCATTCCGGCATCGTCGGGATCTCCCCACGCGCGCCGCTCTTCGCGGCTGTCCCACGGCAGCGCGCCCAGCGCGAGGCCTCGGTTGGCGAACTCGTCAAAGGCCAGCTTGCCGCGCACGGCCGGGTCATGCTCCAGCACCACCATGATGTTGCCGACTTCCTTCTTGGGGTACCCTTCGCTGTCGCGGGTCCATAGATTCTTCCAGTTGTCATCATCGGGGCTGGACGCCGGCGTACCGAAGTCATCCTGAGCCGCAGCCTGTCGCTCGGCGTCCAGCAGGTGCATCACACCCTCGTCCGCCAGCGCCATTTGTTTCATGCGCTCGTAGCTTGGAAGGCGGCTTACGGGCGTGCCCTCCTTCGCATCATCGTCGAGCGCGCCGTACAGGTGCAGACGCACCAGGTCGAAACTGTTGACCAGCCGCCCGCCCGCCGGGTCGGTGGCGTGGTGCGAGTACAGGTACTTGCCATTGTCGTACACGATGGCTCCGCCGGCCGTCGAGCCGCCGGTGAAAGTGTATCGGTCTGGCGCGTTGTCCACCGGCTCGTACACGCCCGGCAGGAACTGCTCCATTGCCTGGTAGATGTTGTAGGTGCGGCACCACGCACCCACCACGCCGGGCTTGGTCGTTGGATCTTCCTGCTTCTCTGCCGGCGCGTGCTGCGCCTTGTGCCCGGGCACCTGTGGCCACGACGCCATGTCGCGCCAGTCCTTGTACAGGTGCAGGATCCCGTCGGCGCTGGCGAAGGGCTTGTCCTCGTAGTGGTAGATGTAAACGCCGTCGGAGCTCACGGACGGCCAGTACATCATGCGCACCGGCTGGAAGGTGGTAGGGTCGCACCAGCCGATTTCGATCAGTTCCGCCAGCTTCCGTGCGATTGGCTCGTACTCGTCGGCGGTGGCGGTGCGGTCCAGCGGGATCAGCACGCGCAGGCGGGGCTTGGCTGGCTCATGCTTGCGCGTGGAGTAGACCGCCCAGCCGCAGCCGAGGCCGGCGCACCGGCGCAACAGCTCGTCCGTGCCACCGGCGGGCATGGTGTCCATGTCCAGCGTCACGACGTCGCGGCCACGCACTGCGGCGTTCTTGCGAATGCCGTTCGCCAGCTCACCGCCGACGAACCCGCCGACGTCCTTGCGGTTGTCCTGTTCGGACTTCGGCATTTTGAGGTACGCCGCCAGCGTTTCCTGCCCGCGGACCGGAACGGCGAGGCGGGCGACCAGTTCAGACCAGTAGATCTTCTGTGGCTGCCATACCTTCGCCCAGCGGTTGCCGGCGGCGCTGATGGTTATAAGTCGGTCGTGTTGCATGAGGATGCCTCCGTTTGATTATTGGCTGTGTTGACACTCCGTGAACTTCTTGTTACAATGCTTTTGAAAAAAACGATGAAAGAGGGGGTTCTCATGGAGCAACAGTTAGATATCCGTGCATATTCGGACGCGGAGTATGACACCATTGCTCAGGTAATCTACCATTACAGGGTAAAACACGATTCTGCCGTCGGAAACCCAGTAATCAGAATGCGACTTGACGCTTATGATTCAACATTGTCGCATTGCCAACACAGAATACCTTTCGACGCTTCTGCGGAGTGTTCATTAGCTTACGCCGCACTTTTGGAGTTCGGGAAATTCTTACAAAAGGATCAGCGAGATATGCTTCCACACCTACGCACCAAAATCAATTGTCTAGAAAACGAACTCCATCGCGAAGAACAGTCAAACGCGTAATCATTCCTTTTTGTACCACTTCTGTGTCGCAAACCCGTCACCTTTCAGCGGCAGGCCCGGCGCCCACGGTATCGGCTCGGCCATCATCGCCAGAACCTCATCCAGCCGGTTTTCGTCGGCCTCGACGATCACTTCGTCGTGTACGTGGAAGGCCACCTGAAAGCCCGCCCTGTCCAGTCGCAGCAGGGTCTCGGCGAGGCAGTCCCGGGCGATGGCCTGGGTGACGTTCTCAACCAGAGAGCCGCCCCACGTCGCGATCGTGGTCCATTTCTTCGAGCCCTGCGCTATGCCGGAGTACGTCAGCGCCGGGCGGCCAAAACGGTTTGTGCCGATGTAAGGACGCGGATAGAACAGCTTGCGCCCCGCGGGGAGCTCGATGGTGAGGAAGTCCTGCCCGTTGTCCGGCGCCCACTCACGGCGCAATGTCAGACCGTGCGTCACGACGGGGTTCCCGGTCTCAACCACTGACAGCGCCGCGTACTGCAGGTCATCCCATAGCGTCACGATGGCGGGGCTGGCGCTGCGCCAGCGGCCTACGATGTCCGGCAGTTCGTCTTCGGTCAGACCCATTTTAAGAGCGCCCATCGCGATCAGCGCGCCGGTGCCCCCTCCATAGCCCAGCGCCAGTTCGGCAACCTTGCCCTTCTGGCGCAGGTCATACTCCGGGTTGCCCTTCTTGATCTTCTCGATGGGCACGTGGAACATCGCAGAAGCTGATGCCTCGTAGATTTTGCCGTGGGTGTTGAACACGTCGAGCCGCCACTGCTCGCCGGCCAACCACGCGACCACGCGGGCTTCGATGGCCGAGAAGTCCGCGACCAGGTACCACTTGCCCGGTGCGGGGACGAAGGCCGTTCTGATCAGCTGCGAGAGCGTGTCCGGCACGTTGCCATACATCAGCCGCACGGCGTCCAGTTTTCGATTGACCACCAGTTCACGGGCGAAGTCCAGCGTCGGCAGGTAGTTCCGGGGAAGGTTCTGCACCTGTACCAGCCGCCCGGCCCAGCGCCCGGTGCGCGATGCGCCGTAATACTGTAAGAGGCCCCGCACCCGCCCATCGTCGCATTGGGCGTTCTTCATGGCGTCGTATTTCTTGGTCGAGGTCTTGCCGATCTGCTGCCGGATCTCCAGCATCCGTTCCGCGCGCTCGCTGGCCACGCCCTGCGCCAGCAGGTCTGTCACCGTGGCCTTGCGCAGGTCCTCGATACCATCATCCTCAAGCTCCTCCTGTAGCCATTTCAACAGCTGCTGCACGCTCTTCGGATTGGGCAGGCCGCTGATCTGCTTCGCTTCCTCAAGCAGTTCCGTCTGGGAGGTCTCGCCGCAGTACAGCGCGCCGTCTACCAACTGCGAGTCTACCAGTACGCCGCGGGCGTTCGACAGGCAGTCCAGCTGCCAAAGCCGCTGTTCCCGTTCCGGCATCGGCCAGGGGGCCAGTCGCCGGGCGATCTCACGCTCCGCCTCAACGTCCTGCATGCAATAGCGTTTGAACAGCTCCCACTTCTCCGGTTCATGGCGCGGCAGGATCCTCGTCCGGTTGCCGTTGGTCTTGGTGGGTTTCTGCGGAATGCAGAATGTGCGTATCAGGCTCGCACCGATGCCCAGTTTGCGCTTGTCCTGGGGGATGCCCACCGCTTCGCCGACGGCGCCCAGCGAGCCGGCATAGCCGCAGTAGTAGGCCGCGGCCATCGTGTCGCGGAAGCGCCGGAGTATCCCTACGGGGTCGTGCGGGTAGTTCATCCGCCGCATCATCTGGTTCAGGCAGTGCCACTCAAAGGCCGCGTTGTAGGCGTGCAGCGTATAGTCCCGGCTGTTGTAGTGCTGCAGGAAGGTCTGTAAGCCCCACTGAGCGGCTTCACCGCCGCTGGCCAGGTCTACGATCGTTACGGGGCCGTCGTCGATCGCCCAGGCGATCAGCAGTACCTCGAAATTGGGTGACAGGGCGTACTTGTACGCGCCAGCTTTCGAGATGTCAATGTCGGAGTAGGTTTCTATGTCAACGCTCAGATGCGGCATGTCGTGTCCTCCGGTGTGAACGGATCGGGCGCGAAGGTCTTGTCTTTCCAGTCCATCTTTTCGTAGTTGTCTCGGCACGTCGGGCAGTTGTGGCCGACCACCACCGCGTTCGGCGCGTCGCTGTACCCGTACATCAGGTGATCCCCGACCTGTTCTCCGCAACGGCCGCAGTAGACGTAACCGAAGCGTGCGGTGACGATTCTGCTATGGCCGATCAGGTCGCAGGTGATTTTATTGCGCTGTTCCTCCGTGATTTCACCCAGCGCGGCCAGCTTGTCCATCAGGTCCCTTTCTGTAATTTCAGACATGGCACGCCCTCCTCCTTTGGAATCGAAGGACGCCCAGCGCGTACCGGGCGCCCTCCGTGTCAATTCACATCAACATAATCAATCCCAGTCACCCTACGGCAACATCTTCATATGGCACCACCTCCTTTCTGTGCCCCTCGCGGCATTCGGTTCTACCTGATCGGCATGCCGGTGATCGGGTCAACCGCAGGTGCGGTGTTGCCGTAGCTGAACTGCGCGGCTTGCGGCTGGAACGGCGGCGCGCCATAGCCCGGCTGCGGCGGTACGTAGGCGGGCTGCTGGTACTGCGGCGGCTGATAGCCCTGCGCAGGACCGGCGTTGGCTGGCGTTCCGAAGTCGTCCTCGACGGTGCGGCGGTTGCCCAGCGGCTCACCATCGCGGAGGATCTGGACGTTGGTCAGGCCGACGCCGACACCCTTCTTGCCGTTGCTGTCGTAGGGGAAGAAGTCCACGCCCACGCGGCCGTAGACGCCGCTGTACACCTTCGTGGGGTCGATGATGGGCTGCAGGTTCGCGTCCACCACGCCGGGCGCGCCATTCTTCGGGCTGCGCGACGCCGTGAACACCCAGTGGCCTTTGCACTCGGGGCCGAACTCAGCGCCGTCGCTCGGGCGCGTACCGTCGCCGTCGTACACGGGGATTGCCACGCGCGGCGGGCGGCCCTTCCACTTGCTCGTGGCTCCTTCCTGGATCGCGGCCTCGATCGCGGCGTCGATGCGCTGCTTGGTTGCGATGTCGGACTTGGGCACCAGCACGGTCACGGAGTACTTCTCCTCGGCGTTGGTGCCGTTGCTCCGGTTGGCGTAGGGCTGCAGGATGTGAACGTAGGACAGTCGGGCTTCACCAGTTACAACGTGTTTCGGGTTCTCGGTTGCCATTTCTTCGTTTCTCCCTTTCTCTATGTCATCGCCGCGAAGTCATCTGCGGCGGTCGGTCTCGCGGTAATTGCCGGGCGTGGATCGCTCGACTGCGCCAGCGCGGGTTTCCCCGGCGGCGTGGTGACGTACTCGGACAAAGTGGCGGCGAACGCCTTTTTGCCGATGGCCTTTTCAAGCGCGGCCAGTGTCACGGGTTTCCTTTCCCAAAGGATCGCTTCGTCGATGCCCGCGGCTTTCGCAGCGGCGAACGCAGCTTCCTGGTCTGTCCAGGTGCGTACCGCGCGGCCTTCGACGGCCTTCCAACCGGCGATCTCTTCGCCGGCAAGCAGGGCGGACAGGGCATACTCTTCCAGATCGGAGAGCCAGGCCTTGAGGTCCAGCGCGCGCTTGAGCGCGTCGCCGATCTCGTCGTTGGTGAGTTGTTCGGGCTTGGCCTTCTCAAAGCCCTCGAGTGACAGGTTGTGTTCGGCGCGGGCGCGGCACGTGGCGCGGGCTTTGCAGAACCGGCACCAGTCGCCCACCGCGAATTCTCCGCCGCCCTCGTCCGCCTGCTTGGCGCGCGGCGCGACGTAGGTTGTGGCCCAGGCTTGGAGATCTTCCACGGACATTTCTTCGGCGTGGCTCACGCCGCCGTTCCGGGGTTGGATGATCGTCATGCGCACACACTGGATGTCGTAGAACATGCTGTAACGGTTGAACGCCCCCAGCGCGTAGAGCATCATCTGCGGGTTGTCCTCCGCGCTGACCGGGACGCCCTTACCGTGCTTGTAGTCCACAATGTGCAGCACACCGTCGCCGATCATGATGCAGTCCGCGGTGCCGTAGCCGCCCGGCACGACGTCTGAGAAATCCACTTGCTGTTCCAGCGCCACGTAGGGCGTCGCGTGGAAGGCGAGGCTGATTTCGTTCAGCGCGTCGCGGTACTCGTCGGTGGTGGATTCCATCTCCGCCGTGTACAGCGGATCGGCCTGGATCTTCTTGGCCTCGGCGCGGTACTTCGCCGGGCTCATCGGGAAGAAGTGCTTCCTGGCCTTCAGCTCCGCCAGCCTGTGCGCCACGGTGCCCTCGGCGGCCGCGGCCCCGGCGGTGTCCGGCATGTCGGCGGTCAGACGCGCGGATGGCGGACAGTTGAGCCAGCGATGCGCGCTGGACGCGCCCAGAAGGGCGTGGGATTCAGACGGCATTACACCTGCACCCCCAGCTGGCGCATCGCGTTGGCGAAGGCCGTACGCGCTTCCGGCGTCGCCAGCTGCTGGAGACTCGAGACGCCGAACTGCTGCAGGAGACCGACCAGCTGCGCCCGGCCGGATGGGTTTGCGTCGAGGTATGCGGCTGCCGCGCGGCCCAGCTGTTCGTGGGTATAGTCCGGGGTGGTGGTAGGCACCGCGGCCGGGGGTGCCACGGGGGCGCTTGCGACGGGCGCTACGGGAGCGGTGATCGAGGCGACCGGGGCGACAGGGGGAGTAACGGGCTGCTGCGGCATCGTGTGCGTGTTCACAGCGGCCGGCTGCTGTGCGGTCTCGGTGATAGGGGTCTCAGGCTGGGGTTTGGGGGCGGCATCGGGGTTTTTCGCATCCGCGAAGATGGCGCTCATGGTGTCGCCCATCGCGATCAGCATCTGAGCGTCTCGCTCCGTGAAGGGCTGGTTGATGTGGATCTGGAAAGTCAGCATTGGTGTTTTTCCTCCTCCTTCAGTGTTTGGCAGTCGCAATGTTCGCCCGGGTCAAGGTTCGCGCCGCACTCCGGGCAGGTGCGGTAGTAGGTGTATCGCATACATCCTCCTATTCCTCGTCGCTGGGGCGCTTCCGGGGATTCACCGGGCAGATCAGGCCGCGCGCGGCGCAGAGATCGCTTTTGGCAGAGATCACGATCGGGTGAACAGGGTTCGCGGGAACTTCCAGCCAGACCAGATTGTCGATCGTGTCCGCTGCAGCCGCTGCGCAAGCCTGGGCGATCTGGATGAGATACTTGGGATTCACGGCGATCTTGTATTGCTCGCGCTTCGGATCCGGCCAGATCTTGTCGTAGTTTGGGTACTCTCCTTCCAAATGGGGCAGGGCGATCTCGATGGTCAGATCGGTTTTCACCCGCAACTGTCCCGCATCGATCTCCACCGTGGCGTCGTTCTTAGTGCTGTGGATCGCGGAGAGCACCAGCTTCGGCGGGATCAACGCCTCGGCTTTGAGGCTACCGTACTCGGTCTCTCGCGCGGCCAGCTTGTACTGGATCATCTGAAAGCCGTCCAACGCGGTCAGGGTGACGAGATCGTGGGTCACGACGAGATGAGCGTACATCAGCACTTCCCGGGTTTGATCCTTGGACACGGCCTTCTCGCAGCCCCGGAGAGCATCCCGGAAATCCCGGGCGTTTACGGTGAACTTCATCCCTCCTTTCCCTCCTCCACCGTCACGGTCACGCCCTTCGCCGGGTCGATCCCGGCGGCGCCCAGCACGGACTTCTTGAGGTACAGCGTCATCTGGTCGGGCTTGTCCCCATGCTCGAACTTGTGGCAGGTCTTGGTATCGCCCAGGTGCCGGAAGGTCAGCTTCACGGTCTTCGTCATGCGGTCTTCTCCTCCTTGTCCTCCATGTATTCCCTCAGGGCGGCGAGGCCCCGTTTGAGCAGCTGCTCGGCGCGCTGGCGGGACAGCCCGATCTCCGCGCCGATCTCCTTGAGCATCAGCTCGTCCCAGTAGCGGAGGCGGATGATCTCCGCCAGTCGCGGGTTGTTGTCGCACAACCTTGCCAGCGCCGCCCGGAGCCCGATCAAGTCCACCGTGGTCTGTTCAAACTCTGCGTCCGGGTCGGGCAATAAGTCCATCAGCGTACAGGCAAGCGCGTCGCCGTCGGCGTTCGTTGCGGGCTTGTCCAGCCGCAAGGGGTTGCGGTAGGCGCGGTCAATGCCGTTGATCTTTCGGGTCCCCATGCGCCAGGTCAACCAGTTACGAACGGCGCGGGCGTAGAACGTGGTTTCCTGCCCTTTTGCGGGGTCATAGCTCGGCTCGGCCTTCAATACGGCGTAGAGGCCTTCTTGCACGAGATCCTCAAAGTCGTATCCGTGGCGCAGCATGTTCAGGAAGTACGTCTTGACGATCATGCGCACAAGGTTCCGGTAGCGCAGGGCGGCGCACTGACTATCCATGAGCCACCAGCCCCCAGCCGACCGCGAAGCGTTGAATGGCGGTGAGATCGTGGATGAAACCAGGCAACTGATCGTGATTGACGCGGCTGATCGCGCCGTCCAGGAATCCTACGCCATCGGCGGTCAGTCCATAGGCACCTGCGACACCGCGCAGTTCGATGGATCGGATCTGCAGCCCCGCCGGGACGAAGATCTCCTGTTGATAGGGGGGCTCCTGGATCTCGCAAACGGCTTCCATGAAGGCCTTGTCAGGTTCGGGTTCTTCCTTCGTAGGCTCCGGCTCGGGCGCTGGATCTTCTTTCTTCACCTCCGGCGCGATGGTCTGCATGATCTGATCGAACGCCTCCTCAGCAGTCAGCTCCTTGGCCTTCTGAACAAGTACGGTGCCTTCCGGCTTGTGCGTCACGGTGGCGGGCGTCCCGTCGATGTTCCGCCCGGCCAGCGCCTTGCGCCTGGCGTCGATGGATCCGCTCCATTGGCTGCGGACGGCGTAGACCGCCTGGCGCTCCAGGCCGAGTTGCTCCGCAATTTCTTTGGGCGCCATGTCGCGGGCGGACAGGTCGATGATTTTGTCGATGGTATCCTTGTTAGGCATCCCTGCAATCCTCCTTTGCGGAATGGTGTTGAACTTGAATGTGCTGTTGGCGGAAACTCGGTCGATACGATCTGCGTACGGGCCGAAAATGAGATCGGACAGGTCGGTCACCGGGCGTCAGCCTCCGTTGCACCCCAGCGTTGCAGTCTCGGGCATTCGCCCAAAGCGCAGGGGTTACGCTGGTATCTGTCACGCATGTAGCAGTCCACCGGGCAGCCGGTGCAGATGACGCACTCGTTGGCGTTCACCGGCGCGGGCATCGGCGCGCCTTCGCGCATTTCCTGGAGTGTCATGACGCCCACCCCCACTCTTTTGATTCCAACCGCCTGAGGTACGCCCTGGCGGTACCAGGGGACATGTTGCGGGGCAGTCCGCTTTCGTCGCGAACCCTGATGCGCTGGCCGGTGTACATGCCGACGGTATAGCTAATCAGTACGCCGTGGGCGGCCAGGCCGCGGAGCAGTCCTTTCATGGTCTGTATCTCCTTCTTGCTTCAGCGACCGCCTGTCGCAGGATCCACTCTCCCATCGGCATACCGTCAGCCTTTGCCGCAGTTTCCAGCGCGTCTGCTTCCTCGCGGTCGAGTTTGATCTTTTCTGTGTTCAGGTGTTCCAGCGCCCGATCCTTGCCGAAGCCGTGACCGACCCAGAACCACATGGCGGCGTACAGCGCCAATACGATGATCGCGATCAACCAGTCAAGCATTGACGATCCTCCTCCTCTGCAGGTCCCTGAAGTCACGGTACCCGATCAGGTGTACCGAGCGGACGCGGTGCATCCGGCCGTTGGCGTCGGGCAGCGCAGTGATCAGCTCGTTCGGGTGCTCCTCGGGGTTCAGGCGCCGGTCGGAAACAAGGACATCTCGGAATCCGTGGTCGCACCGGATCAGGTAGTAGTAGCGCCGTGGTTTTCTCTTCAAGCGAATTCCTCCTTTTCGCTCGTCGGTCGTGAAGTTCAGCCAGCCTGTTTCAGGCGTTCCACGAGGTCCATCAGGTCGCTTGAGTGGATCAGGTTCTTCCGGCTGTCGCGCTCCAACTTGAAGCTGGCCAACTTGCCGCTGCGGATGTACGCCAAGATCTGATCGCGGCTGGTGCGCAGCAGCTTCGCAGCTTCCTCCACGGTGTACACGGTGACAGGCGCGGTCGATGCCGGGGCCACTTCCCGGATGGTCTGCTTCACCACTTCGGTGATCGCCGGGGTCAACATCTCCGCGATCGCGCGGGCCAGTTTGTCTTCCATGTGTGTCTCACTCCTTTCCGATCCGAGCGTCCAGCCGGGCCAGTGCTGCCCGCGCCTCCGCAATCTCTTTGCGAGCCTGTTGACGCAGGTCCATGTCGTCGATGTGTCCGTCGATGGCGTCGCGTTCCAGGCGCCCGGAGAGCGCCTGTACGTCGGCCAGCTCGTACTTGACGCTGACCACCGCCTCGAGCAATGGGCTCATGTGGGGCTCCGGGTTGCGCTCCCGGTAGCTCTCCACGTTGGAATACATCCAGCGCGCCCAGATCAACTCCGCGCGGGCATCCAGTGCGTCTTCGATGCGGCCCACATCGTCCGGGCTGGGCTGTTGTTTGCCGGTCTCCCAGCGCTCCAGCGTGTCCTCGCTGACGCCGATCAGATTGGCGAGCTGCCAACGGGTCAACTTCCGCGATTCCCGCGCTTTTCGCAGGTCCAGATGCGTGAATTCTGCCATGTTGGGGTGCCTCCATTTGTTCTATACTGTACTTGCCAGGAGGGGATGGAAGTGAAGTCGAGAGGGCCACCAAGGTTAGTCGGACGGGTTGAAGTTGGACATGAAGGATTTGACTTTTTCGATAAGCGTGGTTCCGGGGGTGCGGCCGTACATCGCGGAGCGCATGGTCTCGTAGGAGACGCCGCACCGTCTGGCGATTTCGACGAGGGGGATGTTGTGGTCAAAGGAGAAGCGCGCGACCTCCTCGCCGAAATCAGTACGTGGGGTTGTCCGGTGCAATTTGTCACCTCCTTGCGCTTGAAATAACGCGCATGTTATGCTATATTGATCGTGGTTTATTGGAACTCGAAGGCCTTTAGGCCTTGGAATCAACGGGGGGATTATGGTGGTCGAGGCCATCAAAACCTTTTCTTGGCCTACTACGTGGGTCGATTGGTGCGCTGTCGCCGGTTTTGTGATCTCTGTAGCCCTGACAGTCCGTGAAATCCTGAAATCGCGTACGAGCATTGCGCTGACCGATATCAGGGCCTACGTTTATCCGGCGTATCAGTATAGAACCGGAAACTTTTGTGTGCTGAGGGGTATTATTCAGAATCGCTCCTTGGCCTCGGTTTCGGTGTGTTCGCTGGCGCTTGTGGACGATATTGGGAAGCATCACACTTCATTCATCGAGCCGCACCTCTTGTTCACCAGCACGCGCAATTGGGGCGACAAGAGAACGACGTCCGCTTTCACGACTGCTTTTCCGATGAATCTCTCTCCTTACGAATCTCGATCCGTAACCATCCTCTTCTATGTGGAAGATAAGCGTATTCAACCGCCGTGGCTTCCAGAGAGGACGGTTCTCGACACAGGGGAATCTCTTCCCGAGGCACTTCGGGAACGACTGTGCCCTCCCAAAGATCGTCCCCCAAAGCCATTAGAGCAGCGCAAGCTCCTCGTTCGTGTGAACACATCTCGCAAGTCGAAGGACTACACAATTCAAGTTGATACGTATCCTGCCGTGCAGCTGCTTTACGAAATGCCTGATGAAGGCGACCGCTGATCAAGGACCAGTCTTCGTGGATCACTACGATCGCAAGTACGACTCCGCCAGCGCCGATGATGGCCATGGCTGGAATCAGACCGAATCTCGCGATAAACCCGATGGTGCTGACAAATAGGGCGATCAGAAGAAACGAGTCCATACAAGACCTCCTAACTCGACGTTCTTTGAAAAAGGAACCTGGCACCCCGTCCACGACACGATTCGCGGTTCACGTTGTCACCTCCTTGCTCTTGAAATAACAAGAACGTTATGCCATAGTGGAGGATGGTGGAAGCGGATCAGGACCAGAGGTCGTAGAGGTTCCAGACGTCCTCTTTGGAGTGGAGGGTGTAGCCATCCTCAATGGCTCGGCGGGCGAGGGCATTCGCAGCGACGTTATAGCCCAACGTCGTGATCTTGTAGACCAAATGCCCCTTGCCGTCCAGGATGGCGACCTGAATGCTGATCAGGCCCATCAGGTATAGATCGCGAGAGAGGCCCTCACAATCGATACCGGCGGTCAGACGCTTCATGTCGACGAGCATGTAGTCCTCGCTGGGGACTGGAATGGCCGAGGCGGGCACGATCTCGAAGATCCCGTTGCGGAACGCGTCGGCCAGGCGGCAGAGGAAGGTGACCTGGTCCTTGGTGAGATTCATGGTAACGCCTCCTTTATGTTGTCGGAGTCGGAAGGGAGTGGTCGTGTGAAGTCTTCGAAGCCGACGAAACGCATTCTTGAGATTGCTAAGGCGCTTGGCCCTGAGTATTGTGTTCGCGAGATTGACGGTGAGAACGTCGTGTATCGAGCGATCAACGGGTACGAGTTCGAGGTTAGTGGGCTGGATCACAACCGGGAGCGGATTAACGCTAAGCTGCACATCTGGGATCGTGTGATCGGCATCTGTCGGATCGAGACGGTCGAGCCTATCACAAGCCTAGGAATGCTATCATCTACGTTGAAAGTGAAGGCACGCGAGTACGCAACTCGGGAACATAATCCACTGGATGCGCTTCCGCATCAGGGATGAGTCGGATGGCTAACAGGATGATGAACAGGTCTGCGCGGCTCAGGCGTTTCTTCTTGATGAGCCGCTCGAACTCCGCCATCAACTCGGGGTTGTCGCTGGGTTGAAACCTGCGGTATTCAGCCAAAGCTGCTTCCTCCTTTCCTCGGGGGTTCTCGACCGCGTTCGCGTTCACGTGGGCGGGATGGGATAAGTATACTTCTAAAACCGAAGCCTGTCAACTCGGTTTTAGAATTTTTGGAGGATAAATTAATGTCTCCGACTGATAGGATATTCAGGCTGCTAAAAGAGCGAGGAATAACAGCGGCTGAGGTGTCGAAAGCTACTGGCATTTCACAGGGGAATCTCTCTGATTGGAAAGCAGGTCGAAATAAGCCTGGATACGGTGCGCTAGTCAAATTGGCAAACTATCTCAACGTAACGGTAGGGTATCTCTCTGGTGAGACTGACGATCCCACGCCGACCACGGCACCTACTGATGATGTACAGATTGAAATCCTCGCCCGGGCGGCCCGGCGCATGACAGCCGAGGAAAAGCAAAAGCTGATTGAAATGGCGAAAGTGATGTTCAAGGACGCGTTTGACGAGAGCAAATAAGGAGCAATACTGGAGGGGCACATATGAAGCGGTGGGCGGTTATCCTGTTTGCAGCATTTCTGCTCTGTTCGACCGTCGCAAAAGCGGAGTACCGCGAGTTTGAGTTCTATCCGTTTACCTATAAAGTGCCCGCCGACTGGACATATGAAGCTGAAGGGGATGACAATGAGCACTCGAATCCCACTGATTCCGCGAGCCTAAACATTTCCGTGGAAGATATAAGTTTTGTGCTATCCGTTGAGACTCCAGAGGAGTTTATGAGCGGGATATTCGAGGGGATGTATCCGGGGTTCAAACCTGTTTATGATACAAGGGATAATATGATCGTCGGTACCGTGAGCAAAGAGATGAGGCTAGGCAGACGCAACGAGATAGCAAGCGTTACGATGGCCGTTTATGATGGCATTATGTTGTCCGCGTTGTTCTATGGAACAACCGAAGCTAATTCAAACGAGCTCGATGAGTTTCTTGCAGCATTTCCTGAGTCAATTAAACCAATACAAGTAAAGTGAGCATTAAAAGCGCGGGGTAGAATTCTGCCTGTACGCTCCATAGAGCCAACTCCTGCTAGTTTCACTTCCCCCAAGAACAAAGTCATACGGCACAAGGTTGGCGGATTTCTTCCCGGCACCGCTGAAAGCGAATGCCTGTCAAACCGGGATCTTCAGAAAGCATGGCGATCTTGTATGAAATCTCGGGAAACGGAAAGCGACTCCAAAAAAATCACAGAACTGGCCATAATTTCCGATTGACTTTTATAACTTATAGGTTATACTAAAGGAGGACAGGTAGTTGTCCGCATTCAGGATCGGAAACATAACCTACCCGACTGCTTTCCGGGGTGGTGTTTTCTGCCATCCAGACGTGAACGAGGACCTGGAGGGAATCCTAGGACATTCCGGATGCATAGGTATAGTTGGGGCAAAACTTGATAAGGCGCTGGTATATCTAGAGGCAAACGGCCGGCGGGCAGTTAATCATCAAAAATGGTTCGAGAAGCTAAAGGGTGTAGACGATATGTTCTCGCTTCACGTAGCGTGCGTGGCAAATATTCGTATCCTCTATGCATTTTTCGAGCAGAAGCCAGTACTTTTGTATGCTTTTTCTGAAAAAGCAAAAGGAACAGCCAAGACCAAAAGCTATGCAGCTGCAATCCCAATTGCCTTGAAGAGAATGGAGGAACTAATCAATGAGTAGTGAGATGAACCGTGTAAGCGTTAAGCCAATAGATGCATTTAGCTTGGTGAACAACCTGACTAACCATTTAACTGACAAGGACAGAGAGGATTATGACTACTATTCAATGCTTGGGGATATTAGCATTGCTATTGTCAATTTCCGAACTGAACATAAACTCACTCAAGAGCAATTGGCTGGGATGCTTGGTGTATCTCAAGCGATGGTATCTAAGTACGAAAGCGGAGACTATAATTTCTCTTTACAGACGATCAACCACATCTGCCATGCTCTCGGTTTAAAGATGAGCTTGTCACTTAAAAAAGATTACTGGCGGTTTGGATGTGAAATAAAGGCAGGTGGTTCGGATGTTGATTCTTTGATATCTGGCGAAGCGTCCGCCCCCCCATATGCCACATCCAATATATGCGGAAGTGCTGATATTGATACAATTCATGAAGCTGTATGAGATGAGAGGTGTGCTGAGCAATGAAGGATGTGGCGTCTGATTTTCAGATGATTCATTTTTCTGTCGAGCATTTTTCTGCGTGCAACCAGATCTCTATGCCGGAGGAATATCCGGTTTCATTTGGATATTTTGCGGAAATTAAGCACGGCCTCAGGTACGACGATCCAGATACTAGGTTTGCTTCTATTCGGATGGGCTTCAAGGTAGTACAGGGCGAAGACATAACAATTGATCAAGACAGTGAAAAAACCTATGCTGAGATAACATGTATTGCTTTCTTTATTTGTCCGGTTGAGGCAATATCTGCAGATAAGTTTCTGGCAATGCTTAAGTCCGCAGGCGCTGCAACGATGATCCCATTAGCTCGAGCGAAATTTGCGACCGCCTGTTCTCTATTTGAGGCGCCTAACTCAATCAGTATTCCCAATATCAATGTAAGATTGATAGACTGGTACATCGAGAAAATCGAGACTCAACCCCCGAACGCCCCGTAAAATTGGCCCCGCCTCGTTGAAATAAGAACGTGTGTTCGTTATAATGGTCGCATCCTGCTTAGGAGGCGATCAAGTGAACCGACCCAATTACCATCGCGCCACTCGTCAGGCCTATCGAACGTTGCTTGCCGCAGGGATAAATACGCTGCCCGTTGATATTACCGATCTGTGCTGCCGATGCCGGAACACTCGGGTGATTTCGTTCCAGGAGGCCCGCTGCCGATGGGACACCTTCGAGCCGCTCTGGGACGGGCCCAGCCGCACGGCGTTCACGATCCGTCTGATCGAAGATGACGAGATCCACAACATCATCTTTTGGAATGACGCTGAAATGAGCCGCGGCAGCGGGCTCTACAGATTCTCATTAGCCCATGAATTAGCGCATATAGTACTGAAACACCCCGAGGACGCAGGATACGCGGCTGAGCTGGAGGCCAACGTGTTCGCCCAGCACCTGCTTTGCCCGCGGCCGGTGCTCGAAGTGCTGCAACCCAGGAATTATCTTGAAATAAGTTGTCTCTGCGGCGTTTCCCGGGACGCCGCCCGCATCATCGCTGCCCAACTCTGCCAGGATAATCGTTATGTGGATCAGGATATGTGGAACGGGATCTTCGCCGCTTTCAATCTTGATCAAAAGCGAAACACTGCTGATTTTCTTTCACCGTTTTACCAACGTCGGCTCGGGCTGCACATGGGATAATGGCGCATTCACGGTGCGCTTGTCTTAGGAGGGGCGTTATGGCAACCATCAAGAAGCTGGACAAAGGGCTGTACGAAGTCCGCTACATGTATTTCGATAAGGACGGCAAGAAGCACCAGCCGAAACGTCGCTTCTCTCGTTTGAGTGCGGCCGAGGAGTTCAAGAACGAGATCGAGCGCGAGATACGCGACGGGACGTACGTTCCAGCTGAGAACATAAAGTTCTCGGACTGGATCGACGACTGGTTCGCAGCGTACAAGGTCATTGCCGAGTTGGAGCCGAAGACGGTCGAGGGGTATGCGTTTATCATTTCACGGCTGAAGGCGCACTTTGGCGCCGCGCTTGTTCGGAAGATTACGCCCGGGGACATCGAGTTTTTGTATCTGCGCATGTTGAATCCCGCCGCAGCGAGAGAAAAAGAGATCAAACTCAAGCTGGACCCGCTGACCAAACGCCCGTTGTCCGCGTCGACTGTACAGCGCCACCATGCTGTTTTAAGCAAAGCATTTAAGTATGCTGTCCGTGATGGGCTGATCAAGTCGAACCCGATCCAGAACGTCGACCGGCCGCGTTCCTCCGCCCAGGAAGTCATTCCACCGGACATGGATCAGGTGAACGCAGAGCTGGGCGCCTTGCACCAGTCACCATATTATCTGCCTGTCGTCATTGCGTTGATGACCGGCATGCGTCAGTCTGAGGTGCTCGGCTTGAAGTGGCAGGACATCGACCTAAAGAGCGGTGAACTTGTCATACGTCGCGTACGGCAGCGAGTAGGGGAGAAGTACATCAAGGAGAACCCTCCGGATGGCGTCAGGGTGAAGCTGGTCACGGTAGACGGGTGCAAGGGCATTATCGAGAAGGAGCGTACGAAAGCCCGCCACATTCGGCAGATAACGCTGCCGGCCGATCTGATCGCGGTGCTAAAGGCGGTGCAAAAGCAACAGCGGGCGAATAAGCTGCGTTTCGGGGACAAATATGCCATATCGGACTACGTCTGCGTACACGAGGATGGACACCTGCTCGACAATTCAAACCTGTCACGCGCGGTGAAAAGATTCCGCTATCACGATCTGCGCCACGCGAATGCTTCGTTCCTGATCCAGGCCGGTGTGCCCATCACGGAAGTGGCCAGACGCCTGGGGCACACGACCGTGACCACCACGACCAACATTTATGCCCACGCCTACAAGACGCAGGATAAGGCCGCAGCCGAGGCCATCAATACGGTCGTAAAACTCGACCAAAAACCTAAGTTGTCAAATGGTTGTCATGGAGGGCCCAGTGAATGA